TTCCTATATCAAAGGAGAATAAAATATGAATATAACTTTACAAAGATTAAAAAATGCAGTAAAAGATATTAAGTCAGAGTGGTATGAAGGTAATGATAGTCATAGCACAGCAGAGTATAGAGGTGTTTGTGCAGGACTTGATTCATTAGTATTTCACTTTGAAGAACTAGAGGAGAAAAAAGATGCCAACAAAACCAATTAAAATAAAAAAGAAACCAAAAGATAAATTAATTTATATCTATGGAGATGAGATGAATGAAGTGTGGGAACACTTTAATATGACTGTAAGAGATGATGATGATAGAATTGTATTAAAGTTTGTTAGATTTGAATCAAGGGAGATGCAACGTGGCTAAACAAAAGAAAAGATATTATGAAGTAAGAGGACAAGCAATCATACACTACAAAAGGTATGTAGAGTATCCACCTAGTGTAGATGCAGAGGAAGTACGTAGACGTATGGAAGCATTACAAACTCCAGATACTTTTGAAAAAGTACACGAGGAGTTTTACATTAGTGACATAGAAGAAATGGAGGAAGAAGATGAACTATGAAGAAAAATATAAACAACTATGCGAAGCATTAGTAGGTATAGATGCTACTGAAAGATATAGTCATGGAGAGATAGTAGACTATGCTTACAAGTTGAAGGATATAGAGGAGAAATCTTATGACAGTAAGAAAACTTAATGACGAAGGGCAGATAGATTTAGCAAAAGAATATATACTTGATATGTTTGACGAGTTACAAAACAGAGTATCTGTACCTAATATGGTACTTGCTATGCAGATGCAAACAGCAGACCTTGCATATGATACTGCACCTAGTGATGCTGTAGCAACTAGCATGTTGTTAGAAATTATTAATATGAAACTTAGAATGATAACAGAAAAGGAGTTTGCAGATGAGTAAAGAATATAAATACACATATAGATTTAGTGAACAGACAGTAGATACTAGATACTACAAAGTAGAATCTAATAAGAAACTTACTTATAATGAAGTGCAAGACATAGCATGGTCAGTAGAAATGAAAGAGGGAGAAACTTATAAAGACAAAGATGGTAAAGCTACCTTTGAAGGTACTGAGTATGGAGATGATGCACAGTATCAAATGGAAGAAGGAGAGGAGGACTTAGCAGATGATTAAAGACCATTATGATGACACAATTTATGACAGAGTATGTGATAACTGTGGAGAAATGACTAATGCTTTTGTAGCTTTTTTACAAGGTTTCAATATTTATTGTGAAGATTGTTGTCCAGATAATTATGGAGAAAATAACGGATTTGATAAAGGAGAAGATGATGATTAAATATATTATATACACACAAGATAGATGTGGGCATTGTGAATCTGCAAAGATGATATTAAGAGAAGCAGGAGAAACATTTGAAGAAAGAAAATTAGATACAACTGAAAAGATAAAAAGATTTAGAGAAGCAGGACATAAGACTGTACCACAAATCTTTTTACATATAGGAGGTCGTACAGAATTAGAAGACTTTATGTTTGGTGATATGAATTTTGAACCAGACATACATTTAGTAGAAGATATAAAACGTAAAGATTTAAAATCTACTGCTAAGATAATACCTTTCAAAGGAAAGATAGGTGCTATATCTGGAGACAAGGAGGAAGAATGAAATACAAAGTAAAAATAGAATTAGACTTTGAAAAACGACCTTCTAAAAAAGATGTGTTAAACAGATTGTGGGATATATTAAAAGATAATAAAGTTAACTATAAATTATGTAAACAAAACAATAACTTAGAAAGGAATGTTAAGGATGATAGACATAACTAGAGATTTAATTAAAATGTTTTTTGCATGTATTATTTGGTACTTACTATGTTTTACATTACCATTAATTGTGATATAATAACATGTTGACAAAAGAATATAAATATAGTATTATAAAATATAATTATATAAATAATAATTATAATTTAACTAACTATGAAATATATGATAAGATGTGTAATGAAAATAAAGATGTATCTTGGGCATACAACGTATACTTTATAGAAAAATATTGGGATAATAAATGATGTATGTAATAGCTTTATATAATCCAGAGATAGATGAATTACCAGATGTATATGAAGAAGATGGTAAAGTAAGATATTTTAAATCTGATATAGAAGCAGAAGATTTTTTATATAGTTTATATATTAAAAATAATATATTGATTAGACCTTTATTAGATGACCATATGATATTAATGGGTGTTCAATGATAGAACCTACACTAATAAATGCTTTTGTCGTTGGTTTAATAGTAGGTATGTTTATTATTTTACTTGCTTATTTTTTAACGAGGTTATAAATGAAAACAAATATAGAAGAAATGCTAAGAAAGAATGTTAGAGATTTACAAGAACAAAATAGAAATCTAATGGTAAGAGTTAAACAATTAAATGATGAATTGTTTGAATTAAAAACAAATAAGAAGTATAAAGGGTGGGTAGAAAATCCAGATGCTACTCATATTAAAGATGAGTAAAGATAGAGATAGAAGATTAAAAGCTACAGGTAAATGGTTTAAAAAAACAGAACAAAAAAACTTATTGACAAATCATATTTTTCCTGTACTATTAATAGTAGGATTTATTTTTTATATTATTAATCTGTAGGAGATAACGTTGACTAAAAATTTATGGGATAAAGAAAGTAAAACTTTATTTAGAAAGTATTACAGAGAATATAAAAGTGAAGGGTATGATGACAAAGAGTCAAAAAGATTAGCTAAACAAGATGTTAATGTTGTGCTAGGAGAAAGAATTGACTTTGCTGAATTATTATATAAAGATAAATTAAATGATTATAATTAGAGAGGTAATATGTATTCAAGTAAATGGTTAGACAGAGGTCCTTGTCCTAAGTGTGGGTCTAGTGATGCCAATGTTAAACATGCAGAAGGATACAGTTATTGTTTCTCTTGTGAAACTAGATTTGGAGAGGGTGAAGATATGAATAATGTAACACCTATGCCTGTTGTAGAAGCTAGACCTTTGACAAGTGATGGTTTGTATGCAGACATAGTAGAAAGAAAGATAAGTAAAGACACAGCAGAAAAGTTTTGTACAAAGATTACAAAAGATGGTACAGTAACTACCAAACACATTTATAAATACTATGACGTAAATGGTGGTCACGTAGCTAATAAGATTAGAAATACATCTAACAAACAGATGTGGACTGAAGGTTCTATTCAAGATGCAATATTATTTGGACAGAACCTTTTTAGTTCTGGTGGTAAATATGTAACTATAACAGAGGGAGAAGTAGATGCTATGTCTGCCTATCAATTGATGGGTAGCAAGTGGGCATCTGTATCTGTTAAGACAGGAGCAGGTGGTGCTTTGAGAGATTGCAAGTCAGCTTTTGAATACCTAGATAGCTTTGAGAATATAGTTATATGTTTCGATATGGATGAACAAGGCAGGAAAGCTGCCAACAAAGTTGCTCAATTGTTTTCTCCGAACAAGTGCAAAATAATGTCTATGGAGTATAAGGATGCTAACGAGTATCTTAAGATGGGTAAAAGCCAAGCCTTCAACCAAGCTTGGTGGTCAGCACAACCTTATACTCCTGCAGGCATTATGAACTTACAACAACTAGGCTCTTCATTATTTACGGAAGAGTATTGTGAAACATGTTTGTTTCCTTGGAGTAAGATGAATGATAAAACTTATGGAATGAGAACAGGAGAACTAATAACATTTACAAGTGGTGCAGGTATGGGTAAGTCTTCAATTATGAGAGAACTAATGCATCACTTATTTAAAAACACAAAAGATAATATAGGTATACTAGCATTAGAAGAGAGTGTTAAGAACACAGCATTTAATATTATGTCCGTAGAAGCTGATGCTAGATTGTATATAAAAGAAATAAGAAAAAATTATACACAAGACCAATTAGATAAATGGCAAGAAGATACTATAGGTTCTGGCAGGTTCTTTGCCTTTGACCATTTTGGTTCTATTAGTAATGACGAGATACTTGCCAGGGTTAGGTACATGGCACAAGCATTAGATTGTAAATGGATATTCATAGACCATTTATCTATCCTAGTATCTGGACAGGAAGAAGGAGATGAAAGAAAATCTATTGATGTTCTTATGACAAAGCTACGTTCTCTTGTGGAACAAACAGGTGTAGGATTATTACTTGTATCACACTTGCGTAGACCTGCAGGTGATTCTGGTCATGAGAATGGTAAAGAAATAACTCTGTCACATCTTAGAGGTTCTGCATCTATTGCACA